AAACAAGCCTATGCATTGCTTCAAAGATTTCAGAGCAACTTTAACGCGGTTGCTTTTGAGAAATCTGGCAAAGCTGTTACCTCCCAAGAAATGGAAAGGCTCAAAGCATCTCTTGGAAACATTCAAAGCAACAATTTTGCTAACGATGTCAGGAATTTTGCGTCTCTTTCTGCTGAAGACCTGCACAACACAATTGATTCATTTAAGGATCAATACAGAATTTCTCCAAGCCAGATAAAATTGTCGAATGGTCTTATTAGTAAATATAAATTAGGGCTTGTTCCTTTTGGGCAGCAGTCGCCCGCCACTCCATCGGTGGGCCAGCCTGCTGGTGGTGGTAATGATTTTCGTTCAAAATACGGATATTAAAAAGTATGCCACTCACTGAACAGCATCGCCAGAAACTAGATGGCATTGTTTCTCAAATGGAAACCAATGGCGAAAAGCCAGAGGATATCCAGTTTGTAGTCAATGACTTCAAATCCAAGTACGAACAGTCCACACCCGCTCAACCATCCGCTCCTGTCGCACAACCTGGCCCTGATGCACAATTGAAGAGCGCGGTGAATGATGCGAAGAACATTGGTTACGCAAGAGCATCAGCCGCTGGCGGCGGCGGCGGATTTATGACATCTCCAGCAATTCCTGAAGATGTTGCAAGAGAAACAGGACTTGGAATTCTTACAACAACGGCTCGCGTTGCTCCTCCGCTTGCTGCTGGTTATTTTACGGGTGGAAATCCTATTGCAATGGGGCTTGCCGGTCTTGGCGGCGAACGAACCGCGCAAAGCATAGAGCAGTTTTTCGGCCAACGGCAACAGATTGATGAAGGAAGAGCATTGCAGTCTGGAATTGTTGCTGCAACCCCCGCGCTTGGAATGGGTCAAGGTGTTGCCGGCCCTTTTGCGGCAGGGCTTTATCAAGCTGGAAGACAGGCTGTTGTAAATGCTTCCACTGCCGCTTTTGGAGATGTTGTCCAAAAATACATTGATGAAGGAAGGCTTCCAACTTGGGAGGAGATTGGAAAAGAAATCAGTCTCCCTGCGCTTTTTGGAGCGGCTGTTGGCGGTGGTAGTGGAGCACTTGCGCGCAACGCTCGCGCATTGACAACTGAAGAGCAGATTGCTCAAGCGGGAAGAGAAGCATCTGGCCGATTGGAAGGTGCGCTTGGTGCTGGATCCGCTCCGCTTACAGGCACACAACAAACGGGCAGAAATGTTCTAGGAACATTTGGTCCAGGAACGGCCGCACTTGCCGCACAGCAGGGTCTTCCAGGGGCAATTCGCGGGCACCTTGCCCTTCCGGGTCAACAGGTGAGAGCAACAGCGGCAACCGCACAGCAAGATATTCTTGGTGCTGAAGCTGTATCTAGGGGAGCACTTAGGACTGGAGCAGCAGGATCCGCTGGACAAGCCGCTGCTGAAGTTGAAGGAACTATCGGAACCATTTTGCCTCGCTCTCCAAGGGCGGCATCATTGCAAGACGCAGCAAACAACTCCGTTGGATTCATTCGTGGAGAAGATCAACGCCTTGGAGGAATCGTTGATAATGCTTACAACAATGTCAGGACAACTCTCACAAGGAGGCTTGGTGGCCAACCTGAAGTTCCAATAGCTCCAAGCCAAAACCTAACCAATACAATAGATGATATTTTAGGCGCGCTTGCAACCGAAGAGCGCATAACAACCACTCCATCTGTTATCATCGGTGGCGCTCCGACAACCACTGTTGAACGGATTCCTTCTCAGTTTTTCAACGAGGCATCTTCTCGCGCAAGAGCATTGCTTTACGTTGCAAGAAGCCCTCAGACATTTGAACAGATTGTTGGACTAAGGCAGTCAATCGATGGACTCATCCATCACTTTTCAGAAGTTGCACCGGGCGTCGCTCAGAACCAACTGAGGAGGCTTCGCTCTGTCCTTAAAAATGAAGAGCTTGCGTCTGCTCGCAGGCTTGGAATTGAGAACGAGGTTGTGACTGCTCAGGGGCTTGCTGAAAACAGATTCAATTTGCTTCAGGATAACCCAATAATCAAGAGGGCGTCCATACCGGCAAGCGACGGTGGATATCAAAACACAGAACAGTTCTTTTCTGACCTCGCTAGATCGCCAGAAGGGTTCACGTCGATCAGAAATCTTTTGGCTCCAACCGCGCAGGGCCGTATCCAATTCGACCAGGTTCGGCGTGGTTTCCTTGATTCATTGAGAAGCAGCGCGCCTATTGAAATTGGTGGAGTTGCAACTGAAAACCTTTCTTCCATCGCAAACAACTTCAGGGAGCTTCCTCAAGGGGTGCGAAACATTGTTGCCGGTAGTGAGGCAAACGCAAACAGGCTCCAGTCGATTTTCAACGATGCTGTTCGAGTTCAAAACGTCGGCATGACAATTCCTGTCGCCACCGGAATCACTCCTCAACAGCTAAGTGAAATCACAGACAATGTTGGAAACATCGCGTCTCCTACATTGAGGAACAATGTTATCAATCTTGCACAGCAAGCGAGGCAGAGGATGGAAGAGTTTTTCAATACAACCACTCGCCGCGTTCAGCGCAATCAACTGAATCCAGACGTTGATCCTTCTCAATTTGTCAGAGAATTTTTGTTCAGGTCTCAAAATCCACAAGTTGTTCAAAATGCTCTCAACCAGTTAAATCCCGCGACGCTGCTTGCAGTAAGAGCAGATGCAGCAGCGGCATTGTTGAATCACGTTTCCGAAACTGGACCCGCAAATCTTCGCAGGAATGTTCAAGCTCTTGGAGATATGATAGATGATCCAAACCGGATGCAGATTATTCGTACCGTTTTGGATCCGGCCGACTTCAACATGATCAATGATTACATGTTGTGGAATCGTGCAAGGAATATGACGGAGCAAGGAGGAAGGCTTCAGCCTGACCAGATTGCAAACTCTATGAGGCGCGCGACTGGGGCAAGGTGGGTGGTTGACGCGATGGTTGGAAGCGTTCCTGTTCAAAACTTCCTTGGAGCAGCCGTTCGTCTTCCTCAAACATTTGCAGGTCTGAAGCCAAACATCACTATTCCTCAAGCAAATGCGTTGGCCAGAAACTCCAACATGTCATTGGTTCAGTTCAATAAAACATGGGATGACTTGTACCAGAAATCTGAAGATGCAAAAGCAAGCCTTCCAGAAGACAGTAGAATCGTCTTCGATGATTCTCTTGGTGTCCCCGAAAGGCCAACCAAATGAGCGACTTCGTTGCGGACCCATTCGTTGCTCCAGTACAATCGTTTGATTCTAATAAAAGGAACAAGCAGTCGCTCATTTCTCGTCGCAACAGGATGAAGAAGAAAATCTCGGTCTATTCAGCCAAAGGATTTCCGAAGATAAAGACATGACCTCTCTCTCTAAGGCAAAATTCCAATCGCTTGCTGCTAAGGGTCGTCGGCGAGCGATGCGTGAAAAGGATTCTAGTACTTACTAGACTTTCCTTTCCAAGATTTCTTGCCAGCAGCTTTGTCCACCTTGAAGACCTCGGGTGGCGCGTAGTCCCAAGACACGGTTCCAATCCCTCGCTGGATGATGATGGATCCGCACTGGTTCCCTTCTTTGTCCTTCATCCCCGCTCGCTCCGACCTCTTCGCCATCCCAAGAACAAATTTTCGAGGATGATTGAACCCGATCTCCTTCATCACGATGACCTCTCGCGCCCAATTGGTCAGGTCGGATGAACCAAAGCCAGAGTAGGCCATGTCTGCCACGCTCTCAGGTTTCTCGTCCTTGCCCTTTGGCTTCGGGAAGTGATGCACCAAGACGATGACCACTCCTGTCTCGATCATGATCGGCTGGAGCAGATGACGGGTGAAGTTGGCGCATACCTCGATGTCCGCAGGATTACCGCCCATGTACGACAACAACGGATCGACGTACACGATGTCCACCTTCGTCTTCCTGACCATCCTACGAAGCATTGTGGCGAAGTCTGCACCTGTCCGTACCGTCTCGCGAAAGAACAGCATGTCGGCGCTCTTCAATCCAGCAACCCAGTTCTGAGTACCGAACACCATCTTCGCCGCTCCCTTGAGGCTGTCATGCTGGTCAGCGATGTCGTTCTCGGCTTGGACGAACGCCACCTTCAACGGGCGCACAGGTTTCACTCCGAACCAATCTTGACCCATGGCCCACTTCAGTCCTTGGTAAAGCACCATCGAACTTTTACCGCAACCGCTCTGTCCGACAAATAGAAGCGATGAACCACGGCGAAGCCATCTGTCCCCGATCAGATTGTCCGGGTCGTTCTCCGGGTCGTAATCGACGATGCTCTGGAGCGTGAACTCCTGAGGCATGTCCTGAGACTCCAGGTGGTCCGTGAACTCATCCCAAGTGAGCGACCCGACATTGATGGCCAACAACTTCTGCTCCTTGCCATCGCGCATCACGCCGGCAAGACGACTGAATCGACTCGCGTTCTTGTTCTTTGGATCAATGCCAAGAGCTTCGAGGTGTCGATAAACGATGTCTCGACGCTCTGTCCATTCCTCCTTGTTTGCTGCATCGACTCGTACCCATCCATGCAGGCTCTTTCCACCTGAATCGATTACCACGGACATCGGCAGTTTGGATTCCTTGAGAACGGTCCATTGTTCGTCCTTGGTCTTCTCGTCCATCTCAACGAGGACATGGCGATACGCTGCGACGCCGAAATCGGATCCGCTCTCGTTGCTGCACGGATTGACGCGGATATACGCGCCACGGCTATCCTGGCTCGTCCACATCGAGCTTATGGGATCCGTGAAGTGGTTGGATATCCAGTTGTCGCGAGTCAGGAACGTCCCCTTCGACGCCGGCCTACCTCGACCTGCCTCGTCGCAGATGATGTCGTTGCAGATGCAGACCACTTCATCCGGTTCAAAGCACGCCTTGAGGAAGTCAGCGGTCGAGAATCTTACAGCCGGAACCGGCACGGGCTGGGTCGGCTTCTTGACGATGAACTTGCCGGTGGTCGAGACAGGCGTGCCGCTCTGCGCGGACAAGAGCCATCCTCGCGGCTTATCGTGAGCGACCTTCGACGCTTCGACTAGTTTGTGGGCCAGTTCGTGCGGTTTCCACGGCGGAACGCATTTCGCATTGTACTCATTGAACAACGCTTCCGCGTCTCCATGAGATAGCTCGAAGCCATGCACCAGCGACGTGGCGACGGCGAAGGTCGCTCCATGACCGTTCTGCCCTGTGACGGCTCCAGGGGTGTTCCTCAACCACGCTCTCGCGCGGTCCACATTTGATTGATTCATTCGATTCCAAGTTGTTTACGCGCTAGTTCTCCGCTTTTGCCAAGATCGGCCTTGGCTATCTCTCGAAGAACAGAATTTGATTTCTCTAACTTGCTGAAAAGGAGAGCAAGCTCTTTGGGCGTCATCAGGTACTTGCTCCAATGCTGTATGCGTATGGAGCGGGTCTGAAACTTCGCAAAGAGCTTGCTCTGTGCATCCACATATAGATCAGGGTGTCGCATCTATCACCTGCACGAACCTTGATTTGAACCTGGCTTTTGTGGTGACATACATCTTTCGTTTTCCATACTGCATATATGCCACTCCCGGCCACTTTGTCTCTCCGATGAGTATCTCTACTTCATCTGATATAAGTTCAACTTCTACTGCGCTGTTTGCTAGGTTCCTGAATTTCATCGTCATCGAGATGGCAAGGCCCGTCTGAAGCGCAGGCGCCATCAGCTTCTTGCGTTGGCTTCGGCCTGCTCATCCAGCCGCGACCAATGGCATAGTCGATAAGTTTTGGGGCATCTTTCAAGAACTGTCGATGGGAGGTTTCGTTTTTCATTTTATTCTGTTCAACGCCCGCCACCGAGCGCGTAGTGTAGGATGAGCAATGCGTCTGCATTTTTAAGTGTCACGTCCAGATATGGATACAGTTCCTGAGCCTTGGCCCGCAGCTTTCGCTTCCACTCTGCACTGGTCGCACACGATTTCCGTCCACCAAGGCCAAGCGGATCCTGCCATATCTTCGGCTCGACCCGGTGCAGGCCGTATCCATGAGAGTACGCTAGTCCTTGGACGATGCCGTAGTTCTCATGGAGGGTCGCAACGCTCGCAGCCGGCGTCAGCTTGCACACGAACTTTGGAATCTTCTCCACCCAGAACTGAGATTCCGCCATCTTGAATCCGATGAGGATCTGATGGATATCAGGCAACGACTCAGGCATCGCCATCAGGATGATTCCGTCCGGGGTGTTTATGGCAAATCCGCCACCGACACCTGGGTCACACGCTACGATTTGTTTTTTCATTCGCTCCTTTTAATAACACAACACCGTGACGTTTTCCGCCGCGATGCGTACCGCACTTTTTGTTTCTCCACCTTCACTCCATTTCTCAACCTTCACCCGGCCTTTGACGCGAACCAACGCGCCATTACCGATATCAAGAATCTTTTCTGCGACCTGACCCCATGATGACAACTCGAACTCATCATAGTCTTCATGGAACCGGCCTTCGATATCAGTCCAATGTCGGGCAATCGAGATGGCCCTTCGCACCATCAATGCTCCTGTCTTTGTTTCTGTCTTTCGGCTGATGGCTCGAAGTTCGCCGATCAGATAAACTACGTTCTCGGTTGGGGTCGCGGTTGTTTCGCTTGTCGTTGATTCGCTCATTTTGGAATAAATATACAGCCAAGTTCACGGTAGCTCGTCATCCGCTTTTTAGCATGGAACGCTCCGATAGGATGGAACTTGTCCGAAAAGTCCACGATTGTCGCACAGTTTTTTGTTTCTGTTTTACGCAGAGCGCGACTCGCCCGCTGGATGGTCTTCTGCGATGACCGACCTCCGCTCACCATGATGAGCAGTTCGACGTTGGGAAGATCCAACCCTTCGTCGGCCAATGAGGTGGCAATCATTGTCCTGAGATTGCCGGCCTTGAACTCTTCCATGTACGAGCGCCTGTCCTTCTTGCCGATCTTGGAATGCACCAAGCGAGCGTTCGGGATGCTTGCCTCGTACTGCTCTCCAAGCGTGATGCGCGGGATCAGGATGAGCGTCTGCATGTCCAGATGGTCCAACGCATACTGCACCGCGTACCGGTTCCGCTCCTTGTTCTGGCAGATACCGATGTCCACCAGCGATTCCCAAGCGCACATCTTCTTGAGGTCTTCATCGCTGATCCGCATGTACCGGCGACGAGCCTTGAACAGCCGCTCGATGTTGTCGTCTATCTTGGTATGGATGTTCAGGTCGGTGGCATCGCTGATCTCCAAGTATGCGTCGGCCAATGAATCGCCGATGTCCTTCCTTGATATCTCGTACTGCCGATTTCCGAACAGCATCCGGGTCACCTTGTTCCGCTC